GTGCTTACCGATACAAAATTAAAAAACCTCAAGCCGCAGGACAAACTGTACAAGGTCTCCGATCGTGACGGGCTGTATGTAGCTGTGCTTACGTCAGGCACGGTCTCGTTTCGCTATGACTACCGTATCAACGGTCGCCGCGAAACACTGGTAATCGGGCAGTATGGGCGTGACGGTATCAGCCTGGCAGAAGCGCGAGAAGAACTGATTGCTGCAAAGAAGCTGCTTAAAGCAGGCCAGTCACCGGCTGCGGCTAAACGTGACGGTATCAAAAAGATTCGTGGTGCCGAGACGTTTGCGGTACATACCGACAGTTATATGAAACACGTCATCCTGGCTGACAGTACCCGCGCAATGAAGCAGGCGGTGATCGACCGTGACATACTTCCTGTTCTTGGTAACAAAATGATGGCTGAAATTACCACATCGATGGTTCGTGATTTGTGTGACCGGATTGTCGAACGCGGTGGTCGGGCAACAGCAGTACAGGCCAGGGAGATCATCAGCAGCGTATACCGTCACGCCAATGACCGTGGTCATGGTTTGTTTAATCCTGCGGCTGACATTAAACCTTCGTCTATCGCCATATTTAAACCACGAGAGCGAACACTGACACCAGAAGAAATTGGCCTGTTCTTCCGCACGCTGGATGCCATTGGTGCTATGGGCACTATGAAAATGGCTTTAAAGCTGGTGCTTATCACTATGGTTCGTAAAGGCGAATTCACCAATGCAACGTGGGATGAAATAGATTTTAAAAAATGGACATGGACAATTCCTTCAGACCGCATGAAGGGAAGCCGGGCGCACGTTATTTACCTGCCTAAACAGGCACAGGATATATTGGTTGGGTTGCAGATGTGCGCTGGTGGAAGTGAATATCTGGTTCCTGGTCGTTACAATTTCCGGAAGCCATTATCTAATGCCGCGCTGAACTCTCTGATCGACAGAACGGTGAAAATAATAAATGAAGATGGTGAGCATATTCAGGGCTTCACCGTACACGATATGCGCCGTACAGCCAGTACGTTGTTGCATGAGGCTGGTTATCCTTCAGACTGGATTGAAAAGGCTCTGGCACATGAGCAGAAAGGTGTGCGCGCCGTATATAACAAAGCGGAATACGCCAGACAGCGCGCCTACATGTTGCAGCAGTGGGCCGATATGATTGATTCATGGATTGACGGGGAGCATACGGATCTGATTCCGTTCTCCCCGTCGAAGTTTGAGAAGTGGATAGCGGGGGAATAACGTTTAATAGTTCTGCTGATTTTCTTCCATCTCTGCTTCTGCTGCCAGTGATTCAATTTTGTTTTCGAATATTGCTGACAGTGTTGCAAATTCAGCATCAGTGACAGCGGGAATTGGAACAAACCTGATCCCGCTGTGTGCAAGCATGTTTGCAGTTTCAAGGCATTTTCTTAAATCTGCTGGTGATGCCCTGTTCATGCAGCACGCTCCCGCCCCTGGATGTCTGTTGGTGACAGCGGAGCATTGCTGAATGCATTTGTTAATCCGCCAATATCCAACGCGTATCCAGGGTGTAGTTGCACTGCCGGGTCTTCGCACTGATTACCCCAAACATCGAAGCCATGAGACGTCTGGCGGGCGAACAGTTCAATGCGAGAAACATCGCCTAATAATTGCACAAGTTTTTCACGAACGATATCTGGCTTTCTTGAATGCTCAAGCCGCGGTGCGGTAAATGACTGAACGATCCCTGCATTAATGCGCGTAGGTAGTTTTCCCTTTACCGCAAACAGGCAATCTTCACTATTGGCGCGAGTCATGTGTCCCATACCCATAACCAGTTTATCTGGTTGTCGACTACCACATTTTATCCACGTGAAGCCCTTCATCGTCATCAGACGAAATCCCCAGGCTTCAACAACTTTTAGTGCTTCGAGTGGTTGTGTTGGCACCCACCACATGGCCAACAGACAGTTTTCAGCGGTCAAATCCCACACAGGAAGGCGGCAGATATCCAGCACACTCATAACCGGATATTTAAAACCGGCACCGCGATTACCATCTGCGGCTTTGTCCCGGTATACCCAGGGTGGATCTGCATAGATTAGTGTGTATTTCTTAGTCATAAACCACCCCACAACATCCTATGCCGTTATAGTCGCCACGGCGAAGGCCGTTACCTTTTGTGATACATTGGTCCCTGCGAACCGCGATCCTTGCACGTTCAACATCACCAGAAGCAACATCCATACACTGAAGCCAAAGGTGAGCGGCAATGCGGAATTGCCCTTTTTTCTCTCTTTCAATCGCGCGTTTTTCGATCTCTATCGCCGCAGGAGTAACGGCGACAATCTTTGACGGACTGCGCACTGAAACCTTGTTCATGTTATATTTTTCAAGTCGGCTTAACTTTCTCACTTAATCCAACCCTCTCTGAAAATTAATGCCAGCAGATAAAGCCATGCTGAAACAGAGGCCAGGAATAAGTACCATCCTGACCATTTGCTCCAGTGCCTTAGCAGCGCACTCATGCAGCGTTGCTCACGGGACGATATACACGTTGCTGAACAGGAGGCTTTTTACCCTGGAACTCTGCCGGGCTTGCTGCCTGACGTTCATCAAGCCAACGCTCAACTTCATCACGGTTCCATGCGCAGCGTTTATCGGTGATATACCAGCGTTTAGGAAATTCCCCTGCGCGCTCCATACGGTCGATAGTGCTCCATGACAGTGGCACCACCGCCAGGAGTTCCTTCTTACCTAATGCACCTTTCATGAATACCTCTCTTGGTTGCAGTGCGGCGCACGTGGCGCCGCGGTGGTGGTTACATAGATGTTTCGTTTAATTCTTCCCGACGAACGCTGTAAACGTCGGTGGCTTTTGCCAGCAGTTCGTCATCATCTGAAAGTTTTTGTGCAATGTATTTGTAAGCCTTATCCAGTTCGGAGACAGTGCTGTAATTCATCGCTGCGCTGGTAAAGGCCATCAGCATTTCTTCTGGATCACGGCTATCCGCTTTACGCGTTTGCTCATCAGGCTTTTTCACTGTTTTAGCGTTGATCAGACTGTTCATGCTGGATGCTGTGCCGTGCTTTGCCTGACTTCTTGGAGTTACGTCACGTTCAATAATGTCAGGTGAGTCGATATATTTACCTTCCATTTCCTCAGCTGTGGCTTGTTGACCAATCTCCGGCCATGCTTTACGTAATGCCTGTGCCTCTGCGCATTTTGCCAACTGCGCATAAGGGCGCTTTTTCCACATGGCATTTGGTGCCGATGTGTCACGCCCCCCAGTTGCATAGTTCTCAATCCAGTATTCTTTGGCGCTAAACTCTACGATTTCCCCGCTTGCCATTCGCTTGCTGACGGTGTACTTACACCACTGAGGGAAGGTAACCTCCACTCCTGAAAGCGTTTGTGTTACATCTGGACCGAACTCAGGTTCATTAGCGCCTGCGTAATCGCCGGAACGGTAGGCCTGAATGCGATAAAGTCCAATGCCAGGCATGACCACGTCGCGCCATTCATTCTTTCCACTCTTCGAGTCTTTAACACTCATTGGTACCAGGTGTACCGGCTTAAGAAGAGGATCGAGTTGACGCGCCCGGCAGTAATCGACTGCCATCATTACCGATTCATCTTTTGCCCCAGGGTAAATACTGTTTTTCAGAGCGCTCCATGTAACTTCATCGATTCCCCGAATAGCCAACACATCATTGGTGATTGCAATTTCGTTGCTCATACGTACATATCCTGTTTGCGTGCCCACTCAGGGCGTTTAATAATTTCCACGCCGCCCCATTCATCGCTGATGCGGCATTCGTGATAGGTATTCAGATCCCGGCGGAACAGAGCGTGCCCGGCATCGACATCCGGCGCATCCAGCCCGAACACGCGTACCGGATACCGACCACAATCAATGCTTTCGCTCACGGCAAGAAAGAAAAAACCATGCGGCTGACCAGTAACCCTCATTGCGCCTTCGCGGTACATTGCGTCCTGCACGTGGTAGCGGAATTCCTCGATGTGACGTGCAAAACGGTCCATATCTGCAACCTTTTTCACGTCGACGATCACGTTGTGCTCGTTCAGCCATTTGTCTGGACGAATTCGGCACAACTCACCCGTCTCTTCATCGTTCCAGTACATTGATGCTTCGCAGTAACCAGGTGCTTCCAGCATCCAGCGTGCCGCCGGGTGAGCCATTGCGCTATCACGCATCAGCTCCAGTTTCCGCCACTGCTCGGCATCAAGTACCGTAATCCCCATATCCGCTACATCACGAAGAAATGCTTCTTCGTCAGCTTTACCTTGTTTCGTCCGACGATCGAACTTCGGTGAAACAATGAAGCGTTTGTCGAATTCTCCAGGCTCCAGAAGCAGACAGTGCAATGCGGTTCCCATATCCAGTGCAGACTTTTTCTCTTCGTCTTCTGGTGCTGCCTGAACCCATTTAAGAAGCGCCGGATTCTTGGCAACCATGTCCAGTTGCGACTTACTCACGCCGTCACCGGCGTGGTAGTCTTCGTTGCTGATGTCGAAATAAATTCCCGGTTTCATGCCGCGTCCCTCTGTCCATCAAGCTGATCCGCCAGATCCCAGCGCGCTATAATTGCCATTGCCTCGCGCCGGTAGGCATCCATCAGTTCTTCGAACTCAGGGCTGTCTTTAGCAGCCTCCAGCACTTCCTGACGAACGCCTTTGCCTGTTACAACGTCGAAAGTTGAGGACAGTTGATGAAGTCGGATGCTCTCAATCAGTTCAACTTGTCGGTCATATAGCTGTTCTGACAGGCGGTAGTCCTTGTCGAATGCCAGCATGATTTTTTGAAGATTTTTCTGCTGATTAACGTTCATTATCAGCCCTCCCATATCTCGTTATCGTTGGCTACATCGCGAGCTTCTTTGCTGACGAAAGCCCACTTAATGCCTTCCTGTAAGGTGCGGAACTTCCAGCTCATGAATCCGCATGCAGTAACGCAGTACCAACCGTTGATGATTTTCCACTGCATAACTTGTTACCTCGGTCTGTTACCGTTGAGGTAATAATTATGCGTATTTGGTTTGATGTCAATAGATATGAGTTAAAAAAATTACCCATTAGGTAATAGTATAGGCAATAAAAAAGCCGCCAGAAGGCGGCTTACTTACTGAAGAGTATGATTTTATTGTTTGTTTTTTTCGTTCTGGTTGATGACAAATTCAATGTAACTTTCGATCTTTGCTTTCTCGGTTTCGGGTAACAATGCGTAGCGCGAGCGGTCATAGTTGATAGTCGCAGGGTCGTGCGGGTGAATCAGTAGTTCATATCCGTGACGCCCGAATGCGGATGCAACATTCTCCAGGGTGGAAATGGAAACGCTGACCTCATTGTTTAACAGGCGACTGATTGTCACCTGGGCGACGCCGGATGCGCGGTGAAGTTTTCCCTGCGTTGAAAGGTCGCGGCTTTCGCTCATCCAGCGTTCCAGGTTGTGAGCCGCCAGCTGACCTATATCGCTCGGGCCGACAGGCTGAAAACCCTCCTGAGAAAGCGAACGATCAATATCAAGCCAGTTACGGGGTTTATTGGCGGCAGCTTCAATTTTTCGTGCAACCTGGTCGCCGATAACCTTCTTGCCAAGAGCCCAGCGGTTTACCAGATTTGCCTGAGTTCCAAGTTTTTCTGCCATCCGCGTCTGAACACCATTGAATTCACGGTCGATCAAGTCGTTGAGATTTTGCCTGCGGACGTCCTGGATACTTTTCATTTTCTGGAAAATCGCCTCATATATGAATCAGTAGATGATTCAATTTAAAGCAATATTACCCAACAGGTAAATGCACCCCGTAGGTAACTATCCTTGATTTTTGTTACCTTATGGGTGAATATTTATTATCTGAAATAAATATCAGGCAATAGCTATGAGCGATAACGGACATTTCGATTTCAAAAAGCACTGGCTTGCACTTACTCCGGATGAGCGTGAAGCCTTCGCACAGGAAGCCGGAACGACGAGTCACTATATCCAGACTCACTTAACAGGTAAGCGCAAAATGCCAGGTAAGGTATTGATGAATGGGCTTTTTAAAGCCTGTAAAACAAGACAATGGCTGCGCTCAAAAGCAGAACTGGCATACTTCTTCTACTCATGATATCCAGCTACAACCCTCTGTAGACCGCCACCCGGCGGTCTTTTCATATCTATTCGTACCTCAAAGGTAATAAAAAACCAAATCTGGTTGATCTTTTTTTTGTGTCAGCACAAAATGACCGTAATCCCAATACTAATAACAGGGCTTACCATGGAAATCATTACACGTATTGATGCCGCAAAGCGCGGACTTAAACGCTACTACACCGGAAAACCATGTAAGCATGGACATGACAGTGAACGCTGGGTTTACAACGGACACTGTGTTGAGTGCACCATGGAATCAAACCGTCGCATCAGGGCAGAGATTAAGCAGATCATGATTAATTCCTCCCCACAACACTCAAGCTGATAGCGGAGATTAATCATGAGCAGACATGCAACAGATTGGGCCTGGGAGACAGATCCAGGTAGCTCATCATTAAAGCTCATACTGCTCTCGATGGCTGACAGAGCCGATGAATATAACCTCTGCTACCCCAGCATAGAACGCCTCGTTAAAGACACTTGCCTGAATAAAAAAACCGTGCAGGCCGGGCTTATATCGCTCATGAAAATGGGGCTTATTTCAGATACCGGAGAGAGAAAGGGAGCGACAAAAAGAGTGCGGGTTTTCTCTCTTAATATAACCAAAAACGGGAACATTAAAGGCAACCGGGAGGGGGGCAATGAACCCGAAAACGGTAATGTTACCGAAAACGGGAATATACCCAAAAACGGGATGTTGAATGATCCCAAAAACGGGATGTTGAATGATCCCAAAAACGGGATCCAGAACCAGTCATATAACCAGTCATTTAACCAAGAGAGGGAGAGCAGGACAAAAACCGGGGATTCTGTTCCTCATGACCCCGGCGCAAACAACGCCGTGATGAATAACTTTGTTCCTCCTGGTGGGCCAGGGCAATTAGGCAAATTTGTCATGCATGAACAATGGCAGCCATCAGATGACTTTCTTCGGAAAAGCTCATTGCAGGGAATCTACCTGGACAGTCTGCCAACGGCACAGGAACTTGCAGAGTTCAGAATTTACTGGATGGCTGAGGGTAAGGCATACCATCAGGCACAGTGGGAGCAGAAGCTGGCAAGGCGCATCCAGTTCTGTAGACAGAAATCAGGTGAAGTCAGAAAGAGCCTTGACTGGCATAACACTGACTGGATAGATGAGGTGTGGGATGAAATCAACTCCAGAACTTCTTAATGAGTACGATCGCTTTCGTGGTGGGCATGACCACTCGACGGCGGTTGCTTCTGCTGACGATGAAAGGGCAAAGAAGGAGCAGGTTGCAAGAATTTTCAACGAAATGTTTGTCCAGTTACAGGCTGCATTTCCAGGCAGCATCGCTGCTATCAGCGAGCAAGGAAAGCTAAACGAATTTCGAAAACAATGGATGCTTGCGTTTCTGGAGAATGGGATCACAACAATGGAACAGGTTAACGCTGGTATGCGCCACGCCCGCGCCAGTGAGTCTCCGTTCTGGCCGTCGCCAGGGCAATTTATCAAGTGGTGTAAAGACAGCAAGATGGTTCTTGGCGTCACCATTGACGATGTGATGGCGGAGTTTCACCGGTACAGCAAGGAAAAAAGTTTATATCCTGGTGGTCCCGAAAGATTCCCGTGGCGACATCCGGTTATGTACTGGGTCGTATGTGATACCCGCCGTGCAATGTATCAGCGCCAGCTTAGCGAGATTGAGGTTGAGAAACACGCGTGCAGGCTGCTCGATGATTGGGCGAAAAAGGTGGCTTCCGGACAGCAGATACCCGATCCGGTGATCAGCATACAGGCAAAGCCAGAACCCATGAGTACACCTCCGGATACAGGGAGAGACGTTTACCATCCACCAGGGCGAAGTTTCGGGTGCATGCCTAACGCCGCCACCCTGGGGGGAATAACACCGGCGCAGTGGCTGATGGAGGAATACAGGCGGGGAAAGGCGGCAGGATTTATCAAGTAATACCAGCGCGATAGCGCATTTTTTTACGTTTCAATGATTACCTGGCGGGTAATAAAATATTCTAAAATCTATTGATTTCGTGTCTTATGTGGTTTTTAATTACCTTAGAGGTAAATCATGAAAAAACAGATACAGGCTCTTGGTCGACTCAAAACAGGCCAGATGAACAAAACTGAATCTGCGTATTGCCAGCACCTTGAGCTGCGTAAACGTGCAGGGGAAATCGCCTGGTATCGATTCGAGGGTATCAAGCTGCGGTTAGCTGACAACACGTTCTATACGCCAGATTTCGCTGTGATGCTCGCCACCGGAGAGATGGAACTGCACGAAGTGAAAGGTTTCTGGACCGACGACGCCAGGGTGAAAACCAAAGTCGCCGCAGATCAGTATCCGTTCCGAATCATCGGGGTAACGGTTAAGCCAAAGAAAGCAGGTGGTGGCTGGAACATCGAAGAGTTCTGAATCGACGATCTTTTTAGTTATCAATGTAATCAATAAGTTATGTGGATAAGCGAGGGTAAAGATGGAAAGTAATATCAAAGGGTTAGTTTCCGCCGGGCATGAGATGGCTTCGGAACTGAAAGCAGAATGTGGTGCCGTTGATATGCGCAGTGTGGCAAAGCTGATCAGCGATTTGGCAACGCAACTGGAAGTGCAACTGGTGCGTGCTAATGCGCTGGCGGCGGAGAATGCTGGGCTTAAGGCCTTCAAAACCGCCGTTTATCAGCAGATGGGCGTCGGATGTGATGCTCCTGAATTCTCCATTACGACAGGTTTGAGTAACTTACGTCGTTTTGCTGACACACTCCACGCCATTGAACGTGAGTTCTTTACCAAAGAGCTACCTGATGAAGAGCACGAAGGCGAAACATTCAATGAATGTCCACTTAGCTGGGGAATGAGCGTCGAACAGTACGTTTCCGAGTTTCGCAAATGCCTGGCTGAAGTGCGGGCGCAGGGCGTGGATATGGCTCGTAACGCGATGATTGATTTTGTTGATGGTGAAGTTGGGCCAAACAAGAACGTTCCGGGGCTGATTAGAGGCGCAGAGATATGCGTAAGTATTGCTGAACAGCTTCGCAAAGGAGGCAACCAGTGAGCGAAATTAATTACCAGTCACTGCGTGAGGTGGCGGAACGTGCAATTCCAGCAATGGAACGCCTGTTAATGTTGCCAGCTGATGATGATTTGTTAAGTGAACAGGAACTTAAAGATTACGGTGTGGATATTGATGCGCTCAATGCCTTCAAATTTCTGACCGGACCAGAAACCGTGCTGGCACTACTGGATGAACGGGAAAGAAACCAGCAATACATCAAACGCCGCGACCAGGAGAACGAGGATATTGCGCTTACGGTTGGGAAGCTGCGCGTTGAGCTTGAAGCAGAAGAGAAAACATCAGCAGCCAGACTTGAGGCGCTCGACCGCACCCACAAAATGTTCCAACGGGAACAATGCAGGGCAGAGGCCGCAGAGAAGCGTATTGCTGAACTGGAAGCGCGGGAAGTTCAATTACCGACTCGCTACGACCTTCGATATGGACACCCGATAAATGCAGATGAGCGACATGTCATGATACCTAAAGAAAATGGCAGTTGGCTTTACCTGATTGACCTAGAACACGCATTACGCGTCGCTGGCATTCGCATCAAAGGAGAGTGAGATGATTCACTATCACGGTGGGCCTATTACTCCTGATACGTGCGCCATGAGAGCATGGAAAGGGCGACATGCGTTTATCAGTTTTGCGCATTCAGGCCAGATCAATCTCGCGGCTGAATACTGTCAGTCGTTCGCGCTGGACAACGGTGCATTCACCGCCTGGAAAGCAGCTGGCAAAAACAAAATCGACTGGAGCGATTACTACGAGTTTGTTGCTCGCTGGAAGAATCACCCAGGATTCGATTTTGCCATTATCCCTGATGTTATTGATGGCGGAGAGGAAGAAAATGATGCGCTTCTGAATGAGTGGCCTCACGGAAAACTAGCTGGCGTTCCAGTGTGGCACATGAATGAAAGTGACGAGCGATTTATTCATTTGTGCAATGAGTTTCCGCGAGTGGCTATCGGTAGTTGTGGCGACTATGACGTAAAGCGCCCAACTCTTGCGGTAGCCAGAATGAAAGACCTGATTCGTCACATTGTTGATGAGTATGGTCAGCCGGTTACGAAACTACATGGGTTGCGCATGTTAAATCCGCTGATATTCACAAAATTACCCTTAGCCAGCGCAGATAGTACGAACGTCGCTCGAAACATCGGTATTGATAAAGCCTGGTCTGGGGCTTATGCACCTGCAAGTAAAGAGACACGAGCAGCATTAATGGTAGAACGGATTGAGGCACACAATAGCCCTGGTTCTCTTGCGTATTGTGAACAACGCGACCGCTTTGAAATGCAATTGCAACTAGCAGTTTAAGGATTAACAAATGACCACTATAACCAAAGAGCGACTGCTGACAATCAAGCAGTGGCGCGAAACATACGGACCTGGTAGCAACGTTGTACTGCCAGCAGAAGAAGCGGAAGAACTGGCACGAATTGCTCTGGCATCGCTGGAAGCAGAGGCAGTTATGTTCTGTATATCAGGACAAAATGTAGATTCAGAAGAACATGTATCAACCAGCAAAGCGGTTGTTGATGCCTGGGTTGAAGAATGGAATCAGGTTGACGGAAGTCCTGGCGAACCACTGTACAAAACTATGCCACTCTACTATCACGCTGCCTTGCCAGCGCCGGTAGTGCCGGATGAAATGTATTGGCAGGATGCGCCAGTTGAAGGCAGCAGCAAAGCGGCTGCATACGCTACAGGCTGGAACGATTGCCGCGAAGCCATGCTTCAGTCCGGAAACTTTCGGGAAAATAAAGATTCGTCAACCAATAATTTTCGGAAAATCCCGGAAGCGTCAACCAGCTCTCCGGTAACTCCGGATGGTTGGATAAGCTGTAGTGAGCGAATGCCGGATACCAAAACAGCCGTTCTTGTTGCCAGGGAGTTTGACAGGAAAGGTGACTGGCGAATGAAATGGGCGACTTACATCCCGGGGCATCCTGACGCTAATGATGGGTGGGTAATACCTGGTGCGTCGTGGATACCATCACACTGGATGCCGCTACCAGAACCGCCGCAGGAGGTGAAGTGATGGACTATTCACAGTTAAGTGATTTTGAAATTAACGTGGCGGTATTCGAAGCCATTCATAACGGATCACCGGATTACAAAGAAGGTGAGAATGGCGCGATGGTGTTTATCTCATTTGTGGGAGACATTGTAAACGGAGACGCAGTTGAAGTAGAAGTTGAGCGCGGATCCTTTAACCCATGCGCAAACCCAGCAGATGCATGGCCGATTATTGCTGATAACGGAGTTAACATTCTCTGGGACTGGAACGAAAGCGGTTTGCACGGTGCTTCTGCCAACCCTATTTGGGAGCATGAGCATGAAAATGTTCTCCGCGCCGCCATGATTGTATTTCTCATGATGCAGGAAAATCAGAATGGCTAAATCAGCAGCAGAGCGCAAAGCCGCTCAGAGAGCCAGACAAGCTGCATCTGGTGAGCGCAAAATTGAACTGGTGCTGGATAAGCAGGAGCAGGAAATGCTGGCGCGGAACTGCGCCGCCCGGCGCCCTGGTCGCGATCCCTATGAAATGGCCGAGTACATCGCGCTGCTGATCCGCCAGGATGATGCACGCGTGCGCGGGCGTATAAAATCGATCAGCAGAAAATGTTGCGGTAAGTGCGGCGAGAGAGTTCCAGTTAATTCATGCCCGTGTAATGGTGACTCGCAATGCTGGGTGACTAAAGGCTGGCATGAAACGAAATTAATAGTGTGACATGTCACGAGTAGATTATGCATGATGAATTTGATGGGTTTTGAATACTGCCGCCAACTATGGCGGCTTTATTTTGCATGGTACTATTACCACAACGGTAACTATTACCACGGTGGTTATGATGCCTGCTGAACCTAAAACCTATAAACGCAAATCAACGCAATTTAAGCCACTAACAGCAATGCAGGAGGCTTATTGCCAGTCATACATCAAAACGCCTGAAAACCAGACTCAGGCAGCGATTAACGCAGGATTCTCCCCAAATACAGCGGCAGTTAAAGCCAGTGTCATGATGCGCGATGAACGCATTCAAAAACGGATTGCCGAGTTGATGGAGGAGCGCAACAAACGAATGCGCGTCAGTGCTGATTACGTTCTCATGCGCCTGGTGGAGATCGACCAGATGGACGTGATCGACATCCTCAACGACGATGGGAGCCTTAAACCAATCCGTGAGTGGCCGAAAATCTGGCGCACTACGCTTAGTGGCTTTGATCTGTCATCGACCATCATGAACATGAACGAGGATTCGATAGAGACAATCCTCAAAAAAATTAAATGGCCTGACAAGGTGAAGAACCTTGAGCTGATTGGTAAGCATGTTGATGTCAACGCGTTCAAAGAACGTCTGGATGTTAATGTGAATGTGACAATTGCTGATCGCATAGCAGCAGCCAGGAAGCGACTCAAAGAACGTCAGGATGGTAATCAGTGACAGATACAGCGTTATCTCCTGAAGAGCAGTTGATCGATGATATTGCAGGGTTCACTCACGATCCGCTTGGCTATGCCCTCTATGCGTTCCCGTGGGGGGAAGAGGGGACTGAACTGGCACATGCTACCGGCCCACGTCAGTGGCAGGCTGATGCGTTCCGAGAGATACGTGATCACCTGCAGAATCCAGAGACGCGCTATCAGCCGCTTATGCTGGCACGCGCTTCTGGTCACGGTATTGGTAAATCCGCATTCATCTCAATGCTGATCAACTGGGGCATGTCCACTTGCGAGGATTGTAAGGTCGTGGTGACCGCCAACACCGACAACCAGCTACGAACGAAGACCTGGCCGGAAATTATCAAGTGGTCGAACCTTGCTATCACGAAAGACTGGTTTACCTGTACCGCTACCGCGATGTACAGCAATGATCCTGGACACGACAAGCGGTGGCGAGCTGACGCAATCCCCTGGTCTGAGCACAACACTGAGGCATTCGCCGGACTACACAACGAGCGCAAACGCATCATCGTGGTATTCGATGAAGCGTCGAACATTGCGGATCTGGTGTGGGAAGTTGCCGAGGGTGCACTAACGGACGAAGACACTGAGATTATCTGGGTGGCGTTCGGAAACCCGACGCGTAATACCGGACGTTTCCGCGAATGTTTCCGCAAATATAAACACCGCTGGAAAACTGCGCAGATTGACAGCCGAACGGTGGAAGGCACTAACAAACAGCAGTTGCAGAAATGGGTTGATGACTACGGGGAAGACAGCGACTTCGTTAAAATCCGTGTGCGCGGCATATTCCCTGATGCATCTGAATTGCAGTTTATCCCTACCGGTCTTACTGATGAGGCAATGAAACGGGTGGTAACCGCTGCGCAGGTGGCGCATGCTCCGGTGATAATCGGCGTTGACCCTGCATACTCCGGTGTTGATGACGCGGTGATATACCTGCGGCAGGGGCTGCACAGTAAGGTGCTGTGGACCGGCAACAAGACCACTGACGATCTGATTATGGCAAAGCGTATCGCTGACTTTGAAGACCAGTATCAGGCTGACGCGGTGTTCATCGACTTCGGTTACGGAACTGGTCTGAAGTCAATCGGTGACGGTTGGGGGCGCACATGGCAACTTGTTCCGTTCGGTGGCGCGTCTACTGACCCGCAGATGCTCAACAAGCGTGGGGAGATGTTCAACTCATGCAAGACATGGCTGAGGCTGGGCGGCATGCTGGATGACCAGGAAACAGCGGACGACCTGTCGGCGGCAGAGTACAAAGTTCGAGTGGACGGTAAAATCGTTATCGAACCGAAGGAAGATATCAAGGAGCGGCTTGGGCGTTCGCCGGGTAAAGGCGATGCGCTACTGCTGACGTTTGCTTTCCCGGTCTCGAAACGCATAAATATACCAGGACAGCAAAGCCAGCAGGGAAGGGCCATTACAGATTACGATCCCTATGCTTAATCCGCTGCTGGGGATAATGTCGTTGATATCCTCTGATGAGGATAAAATAAAGCCCGCCAAATGCGCGGGCTTTATTTTTAAATAATTATTTCTTGATAATATTTCCAGACATTGTGCTGGCGTTTCCACCAACAGTTTCGCAGATTACATCTCCAGACATGGTGTTTACATTTCCCAATACATTGGAACAATGGACATCACCAGACATAGTTTTCACATAATGTGCATCACCGCTTACAGTCACTGATCCATTTTCAATCTCAACACCTTCCACGCTTCCATTAATTGTTACGTTAATCTGTCCGTCAAGATTGCTATTTTTTTCGACACCATCAACGATCACTTTTCCATTGTTAATCGTAATATGATGACCAGTGAAGTCTTCTCCGTTGACGCTAACGCTAGCACCACGTACGTTATTGATTTTAATCATTATAAATCATCCTCTTTTTGAATCGAGATTAACCTCAGGAGATACTATGACATGTTTTTCATGTATGTCGTAATCTGCATCGATATCATAATTGTGACGTATCACGCCAAAAAAAATGCCCGGCGAACCGGGCGAACTGGAAGCAATGAGTTATGCCTTCCGTGGCTGTACTGGTTTACAGCATGAAGCCATCGCAATGGCGTCCTGCTGTAAAAAGGGCGGTGATAGTCCTTCAAGGGAAACCATCACCGCCAAGCCCCTGGAACTTCTGGCATCACGGTCCTTAGGCGTGATTCTGGCGTGGCATGCAGGATTCGAACCTGCGACCAACCGCTTAGAAGGCGGTTGCTCTGTCCAAGTGAGCTAATGCCACAACGCTGAGAGCACTTAGCCTGTTAAGGCGCCACACTTTGTCGCGGCTCCATAAATGCTCTCATCGTTGTACCCTCGTCTCTTCCGAGGCGTCACACCGAATCGCCGGGATGGTGAATCCCCGTGCGCGGAATAAAACCGCTCGACTTGCACATTCCGGCTACCTGGTTCGTTTGCTCGAGCAAGGGAGGGTGCCCCTTAAACGTATCCAGACCGCTATCGGCGCATGTGCCATACGCCGTACTGCTCAAAATAAAAGCTCACTCCACCTGTTCAATTTAACGACAAGCCAGTCAGGTTAATAACCGGAATGAACCATTTGCTTACCTGAAAGGTAATAATTCGTGCGTTAAATGTCAACTATCTACGATAAATAAATCATATATGGTTAAATTGGTAATAATTTAATTGCGTACGGAGTCATTGATATGTGCATGGGTAGCTCACCGTCAGTGCCTGCAACACCAGAAGTTCAGGCAGCACCACAGGAGCAGGATGCCGCCGTTGTTGATGCCCGCGACGAAGAAACTCGTCGCCGTCGCGCTGCTGCTGGTCGTAGTTCTACGCTGCTTACCGGTTCTCAGGGCGACACATCAACCGCTAATACCAGCGGTAAAACGCTGCTTGGTCAGTAACCGGAGTCATTGAAATGGCGGAAACAACTAAAGAGCGATTGAACAAACAGTTCGCACAACTTGAAAGCGAGCGTCAGTCGTTCGAGCCGCACTGGCGCGAGTTGAGTGATTACATCAACCCGCGTGGTTCCCGCTTTCTGACTTCTGAGGTTAACCGTAACGATCGACGCAATACACGCATTATTGATTCGACCGGGACTATGGCGGCGCGCACTCTTGCCAGCGGCATGATGTCAGGCATAACAAGCCCCGCCCGTCCGTGGTTTCGCCTGGCTACGCCAGATCCTGAAATGATGGACTATGGCCCTGTTAAGTTGTGGCTTGAGGCAGTTCAGAACCGCATGAACGATATGTTCAATAATTCGAATCTCTACCAGTCCCTTCCGCAGTTATACGGAAGCCTCGGCACATACAGCACTGGTGCAATGGCGGTGCTGGAGGATGACGAGGACATCATTCGCACAATGCCATTCCCGATAGGCAGTTACTACCTGGCTAACTCACCTCGTGGCAGTGTGGACACCTGTTTCCGCAAGTTCTCTATGACTGTTCGTCAGCTTGTTCAGGAGTTCGGGCTAAATAACGTCAGCGAATCCGTAAAAAGCATGTGGGAAAGCGGCACCTACGAGAAGTGGATTGAAGTGATGCATTCGGTTTACCCGAACATTGACCGCGATACATCGAAGCTGGATAGCAAGAACAAGCCATTCAAATCGGTTTATTACGAGGTTGGTGGCGATAACGACAAGTTGTTGCGTGAGTCCGGATTCGATGAGTTTCCAATTATGGCTCCGCGCTGGGAAGTTAACGGCGAAGATGTTTATGGATCATCATGCCCGGGTATGCTGGCGCTTGGACCTGTTAAGGCATTGCAGCTTCTCCAGAAGCGCAAGTCGCAGTTGATTGATAAAGCCACCAATCCGCCGATGGTTGCTCCGACTTCCCTCAAGAATCAGCGTGCCTCCCTTCTTCCTGGCGACATCACGTATATCGATCAGATTACTGGTCAGGATGGTTTCAGGCCTGCTTATCTGGTTAACCCCAGTACAGCAGATTTGGTGGCAGACATTCAGGACACCCGTCAAATCATTAACAGCGCCTACTTTGTCGATCTGTTCATGATGTTGCAGAACATCAATACCCGCTCGATGCCTGTTGAAGCGGTGATCGAAATGAAAGAAGAAAAACTTCTGATGTTGGGGCCGGTTCTGGAGCGTCTGAACGACGAATGTCTTAATCCTCTCATTGACCGCGCTTTCTCGATGATGGTGCGTAAAAACATGCTGCCGCCACCGCCTGACGCGATGGAAGGTATGCCCCTGAAGGTCGAATACATTTCCGTCATGGCTCAGGCGCAGAAGTCTATCGGCCTGTCCAGTCTGGCGTCTACGGTCAACTTCATTGGTCAACTTGCGCAAGCGAAACCAGAAGCTCTCGACAAACTCAACGTTGATCAGGCGATCGATGCATTCGCTGATATGTCCGGAGTGTCTCCAACCGTCATTGTTCCGCAGGAACAGGTTGAGCAGGCTCGCCAGCAACGGGCACAGCAACAACAGCAGCAACAAATGATGGCGATGGGGATGGTGGCGGCACAGGGTGCCAAGACGCTAAGCGAAGCTAAAACTTCGGATCCGAGTGTTTTGTCAGCTATGGCGAATGCAGTTAGTGGTCAGGGTGGGCAATCACAATGACAGATTACGAAGACGATCAACTGAAAGAAGAAAACGCCCGTAATCAACGTGACATGGCACAGCGTGAAATTGATGACATTCGCTTTGTCATGAGCAGTGAACAGGGGCGTCGCGTTGTCTGGTCAGTGCTGGAGAAAGGCCGTGTGTTTTCCGCTATCTCACCGATGGACGCTATGGCAATGGCATTTAATGAGGGGCAACGCAATCTGGCGCTGGAACTGTTTCAGCGCGTTATGGCGCATTGCCCTGAACAGTATTTGAAGATGGCCAAAGAGGCCAGTGAACAGGAGTGATCATGAATTTATTTGAGCGTTTGCTGTATCGCCGTCTTTGCAATGAGCAACCAGTCGATGGTGGAGCAGCTCCGGCTGCGTCAGAACCGTCAGCGCCTGCAGGTGATAACCCTGCTCCAGTTGGTGATCCATCACAACAGGAAGGTGATAAGCCACAACCTGTTGCTGATGGCGATAAACCTGCTGATGACAAAAAGCCTGAAAACGATAAGCAGGATGAAAAAAAGGACGGCGATAAACCAGAGGGTGCGCCTGAAAAGTACGAGTTTCAGGCTGCCGAAGGCGTAGAGCTGGATACAGAAGCGTTGAAGGAATTCGAGCCGGTGGCGCGAGAACTAAACCTGACCAACGAGCAAGCGCAAAAGCTGGTTGATGCTTATCCGAAGATTCTGGCAGGTGTTCAGCAGCGCCAGGCAGAAGCCTGGCAGAAAACAACCGAGCAGTGGGCTGCGGATGTAAAAGCCGACAAAGAAATCGGTGGCGACAAGTTGATTTCTAACCTTAGCGCCGCACAGCGTGCGCTTGACCAGTTCGGGACACCTGAACTCAAAGAATATCTGAACACCACCGGGCTGGGTAATCACCCTGATCTGGTCAAAACGTTCGTGAAAATCGGAAAGGCGATGTCTGAAGATGGCATGGTCACCGGTGGTAATGAAGGCCAGCGTAGTGCGGCCGAAGTGCTCTATGGCAAATAAGAGAGGAAATGACAATGGCTGTTAAAGGCTTAACTGCGCTAACGCTGGCTGACTGGGGTAAGCGCGTCGATCCAAACGGGAAAGTCGATAAGATTATCGAGCTTCTCAGTCAAACCAACCCAATCCTTCAGGATATGCCTTTTGTTGAAGGGAACCTTCCTACCGGACACCGAACCACCATTCGTTCTGGTTTACCTTCAGCTACCTGGCGTTTGCTGAACTATGGCGTACAGCCAAGCAAATCAACCACAGTGCAGGTAACCGATTCCGTTGGCATGCTGGAAACCTATGCGGAAGTCGATAAGTCACTGGCTGATCTGAACGGCAATACCGCCGAATTCCGCCTGTCTGAAGACCGCGCATTTATTGAAGCGATGAATCAGCAGATGGCGCAGACGCTGTTTTATGGTGATTCCAGCGTTAACCCTCAGCAGTTTATGGGACTGTCCTCCCGCTATTCCAGCCTGTCTGCGGGTAATGCTCAGAACATCATTGATGCTGGTGGCACGGGTACAGATAACACCTCAATCTGGTTAGTGGTGTGGGGCGAAAACACCGTGCATGGCATCTTCCCGAAAGGGCAGAAGGCTGGCATCCAGATGGAAGATAAAGGCCAGGTGACACTGGAAGATGCTAATGGCGGCAAGTACGAAGGCTATCGCACCCATTACAAATGGGATAACGGACTTGCTCTGCGTGACTGGCGTTATGTTGTTCGCATTGCAAACATCGATGTCAGCAATCTTTCAGAACCATCCTCTGCCGCAAATATTGCGAAGTTGATGGTTAAAGCACTACATCGCATTCCAAACCGTGGCATGGGCCGCCCGGTGTTCTACATGAACCGCACTGTAGGCCAGGCTCTTGATCTGCAGTCTCTGGAGAAAACATCTCTGGCTATCAGCGTAAAAGAGACAGAAGGCGAGTGGTGGACTTCATTCCGTGGTGTACCAATCCGTGAAACTGATGCGCTTCTGGAAACAGAAGCCCGCGTGGTGTAACGCCTGTTATTAACCTGTGGGTCGTAACAGACCCACTAATGGAGAAAGAAGATGATCACCGACAAACTGTTGATGTTCTCCGAAGCTCAGGCGGTTACGAATACCGCGGCTTCTACTGACGTAATCGATCTCGGTCCAATTGACGGAAAACGTCGTGATATCGGCGTGGGTTACCCGCTTGAGTTTTGGGCGCTGGTTAACACAGCCGCCGCAGCAAGCGGTGATGCAACTGTAAACATCCAGTTGCAGACGAGTGAGAATAACAGCTCATGGACCACTATTTATGATAGTGGCGCACTGGCAAAGACCGCCCTGACAGCAGGTAAACGAGTTGTTTCTGCAAAGGTGCCTGCCGGTGTTCAGCGATATCTGCGTGTTAACTACTCCGTCGCAACTGGCCCACTAACGGCTGGCGAATTCACTGCTGGTATCAGTCTTGATGTTGATGCCAATACGCCGTATCCGATCCGCTCAAAAGTAACTGGTTAAGGTGATATCGATGTCAGGTGAGAAACCAAGATACCGCGTTCTGCGCCTCTCTCATATCCATAACACTCTGTGGCCGGAGGGGGCAGAAATCGAATACGAAGGTGAGCCTGGTAGCGCACTGGAACCTGTTAACGATGCAGCCAGACAGGCAAAAGCAAAAGTTGCAGGAAAGGTGTCAATGGCAGCAACCAGCACCAAAATCATCAACGACGTGTCAGATGATGGTGAACTGGATAAGCTCCGTGAAGAGTACGAATTGCTCTTTAACGAGAAGCCACACCATAACGCCAAAGCCGAAACGCTCCGCGAGAAGATCGCAGATAAGCGTAAAGAACTGGGCGTGTAAGCCTCGCGGATCAGACAAGGGGCTTCGGCCCCTTTATTGCAGGAGTGTATATGGAACTCGTAAACCTCAAAACCGGCACTGACAGCTACCAGGATGAGAGCGGAGAAACCAGAACTCGCGATGAATACCCGTGGGGGCTGTGCATCACTCTTAATAACGACACATTGAATAAGCTGAAGGCGCAACCTCAGGGCGTCGGAACAGAAGTGATGATAACTGCAAAGGCTGTTATTCGAGGCCTGTCTGCCAGAGAAACTGACGATGGTGTTAATCGCAGCGCCGATCTGCAGATCACTGATATGGCGATCGCTCCTGTTTCCGGGGATGTAGAAAAATCAGCGGCTGAAACTCTGTACGGTAACGGAGGTGAGTGATGGCCTCTGTAGTAGAGATCTGTAATCGTGCGCTGTCCAATATTGGCAACAGCCGCAGCATTAACAGCCTGACGGAAGCCAGCAAGGAAGCGGGGGAATGTTCGCTGCACTTTGAGGCCTGCCGTGATGCTGTGCTTTCTGATTTTGACTGGAACTTTGCTACCAAACGCGTGGCGCTTGCAGATACGAGCAATCCACCGCCTGACTGGGAATATGCGTACCAGTACCCGTCAGATTGTCTGCGCATTACTGAAATTATGCTTCCTGGTGTACGCAATCCAACAGCAGCAATGCGCGTTCAGTACGAAGTTGGTGCAGACACCAACGGAACAGGAAAGTTGATCTACACAGACCAGCCGCAGGCATGGCTCAAGTATGTCTCTCGCGTTTCAGATGTGAACATGTTTGATGCCATTTTTATGGAGGCGTTGGCCTGGCGTCTTGCGGCAGCTATTAACATGGCGCTGACTGGGAATGCAGACCTCGGTACGTTTGCCCTCAATATGTACAATCGCGTGATTCTTAGTGCTGGCTCGCATAGCCAGAATGAATCACAGGAACCACTGCCACCGGTTGACGAGTTTACCATTGCGAGGTTGTCCTGATGGCTATCAGTTGGATCCAGCCCAGCTTTGCCGGTGGTGAGATTGGACCGTCGTTGTACGGTCGTATCGACATGGCGAAGTACCAGGTGGCATTGCGCAAGTGCGATAACTTTATCGTGCGGCAGTATGGCGGAGTTGAGAATCGACCTGGTACGCGTTTTGTCGGTGCCGCCAAATACCCAAATCGGAAATGCCGCCTGATCCCGTTCCAGTTCTCGACGGTTCAGACTTATGCTCTGGAGTTCGGACACCAGTACATGCGCGTTATCAAAGATGGTGCGTTGGTGCTGAACAGCAGCAATGTTATTTATGAAATTGCCACGCCATATACTGAAGCCGATCTGTTCCGAATTAAATTCACGCAAAGCGCAGACGTGCTTACGCTTGTTCATCCGGCATACCCGCCGAAAGAGTTGCGTCGCTATGCGCATGACAACTGGCAACTGGTTGATGTGGTAACGAAGAACGGGCCATTTGAAGATATCAATATTGATGAGTCAGTGACGGTTTATGCCAGCGCCAGCACCGGGACAATTACGTTAACGGCAAGCGTCTCTATTTTTGGCGCGGAGCAGGTAGGCAAATTGTTCTATCTGGAACAGCCTGCAGTGGATTCAGTACCTGTATGGGAAACCAGTAAGAGTACGTCGATTGGCGATATTCGCCGTGCAGACAGTAACTACTATCGCGCCGTTACAGCAGGCAAAACAGGTACTTTGCGCCCTTCGCATACAGAAGGCACATCATGGGATGGCTGGGGCGGATCCGGTGATGATGATACTGGCATTGAGTGGGAGTATCTGCACAGTGGTTTTGGCATTGCCCGTATCACTGCTGCAAATGGCACTACTGCAACTGCCGAGGTGATTTCCTATATCCCTTCGCAGGTCGTTGGCGAGGATAATGCCAGCTATAAATGGGCTAAATATGCCTGGAACAGTGTTAATGGTTATCCTGGCACTGTTGTTTATTATCAACAGCGTCTTTACTTCGCCGCATCGACTGCGTTCCCTCAGACTATCTGGGCCAGCCGTACTGGGGATTATAAGGATTTTGGCAAAAGCAATCCTACGCAGGATGACGACAGAATTATCTACACCTATGCCGGGCGTCAGGTTAATGAGATCCGTCACCTGATTGATGTTGGTTCGCTGGTGGCGCTGACTTCCGGAGGTGAGTACGTCATCACTGGCGACCAGAACAAAGTGCTTACCCCATCATCATTTGCATTCAGCTCTCAGGGATCAAATGGCTCGAGCAATGTCCCACCAATTGCCGTGGCGAATATTGCTCTGTTCGTCCAGGAGAAAGGCAGTGTTGTCCGTGATCTGGCCTACTCATTCGATGTTGACGGCTATCAGGGGAACGACCTTACTATCCTTGCCAATCATCTTTTTCAGAAGCACAGCATTGTTGACTGGTGCTTCTCAATAGTCCCTTACTCCAGCGCCTTCTGCATCCGTGATGACGGTAAATTACTGGTGATGACCTATTTGCGTGATCAGCAGGTTTTTGCATGGGCACCACAATCCAGTACCGGAAAATATGAAAGCACATGCAGTATCAGCGAAGGCAATGAAGATGCGGTGTATTTCGTCGTTAACCGAACCGTTAACGGGCAAACAGTGAGATACATCGAGCGACTGTCCAGCCGTTTATTTACCAGCGATGAAGATGCTTTCTTTGTTGATTCTGGCCTTAGCTATGATGGAAGAAATACGTCTGACAGAACGATGATCATCACTGGTGGTTCTGGCGAATGGGATTACCGCGCGGAATATACAATCAGTGTTTCTGGTGGTGCGTACTTCACCAGTAGTGATGTCGGCGCGCAACTACAGTTCCCTTATACCGGAACTGATCCTGATACTGGCGATGAGGTGTCAAAAGAATTACGTTGCGACATTATTTCTGTAACCAGCAATACCGCTGTAGTGGTTCGTGCTAACAGGAACGTCCCGCCATCCCTCAGGAATGTGGCCACCACGAACTGGCAGATGGCGCGCCGGACATTTGGAGGCCTGTCTCATCTTGAAGGCCAGACCGTAAACATTCTCTCTGATGCGAACGTGGAACCACAGAAAGTGGTTTCCGGAGGTGCCGTCACGCTGGAATCACCGGGGGCTGTAGTGCACATCGGCCTGCCAATAACTGCTGAATTCGAAACACTGGATATCAACATTAACGGACAGGAAACGCTGCTGGACAAAAAACAGGTGATCCCGTCCGTTACTCTGGTTGTGAATGCCAGTCGCGGCATCTGGGCGACTACGCCCGGCGGTAAATGGTACGAATATCCACAGCGTGAATTCGAGTTCTACGATGATCCTGTTGATGATGCTACCGGAAAAGTAGAAGTGAAACTGGACAGTAACTGGGGCAAAAACGGACGTGTAAAAATCCGTCAGCTTGATCCGTTGCCGCTGTCTGTTCTTGCCGTTATTCCTCGCCTTACTGTTGGTGGGTTCTGATGATCGATGTTCAAATTATTCCCGCAACCGAAGAGCATCTTCAGATGATTTTGCCGGATGTTCGTCAGGCTGATATTGACGAACTGTATGCGGTATCACTGATGACTACCGAAGATGCGCTGCGTGTTGGTCTGCGTACTGCGACTATGGCCTGGTCAGGATTTGCGAACGGAGAACTGGTAACCATGTTTGGCGTATCTCCGGCGTCAATGATCGGTGGCAATGGTACGCCCTGGCTGGTAGGAACCAGCCGTATTGAAAAATATCAGAAGACATTTCTTCGCCACTGCCGCCCTGTATTGCAGCAGATGCTGGCAGTTTATCCGCGCCTGGAAAACTACGTCGACGAGCGAAACCATGTTGCCAAAGCATGGCTGCACTGGCTTGGATTCAGGCTTGAAGAAGCCGCGCCTTATGGTGCTCTTGGTCTTAATTTCCACAGATTTCACATGGAGAGAAAATAATGTGTAACCCAGCCATCGCTTTGGTTGCCGTCACAGTGGCATCCACAGCCGCGTCAATGTACAGCCAGAGCAAGCAGGCAAAATACCAGTCAGCCATAGCTGATCGGAATGCTGAAATTGCTGAAGCTCAGGCACAGGATTCAATCAATCGTGGGAATATTGAAGCGGATCAGCGTCGTCGTGAAATGCGTCAACGCTCAGGCACTGCGGCGGCCACTATGGGGGCTACCGGTGCGGAATTAAGTAGCGGAACAGCTCTTGACGTTTTTGCGGATAATGCTCAGTTCGGCACTCTTGATGCGTTAACGACAGTGAATAATGCTCAGCGTGAGGCATATGGGTATCAGGTTCAGGGAATGAATGCTCAGGCACAGGGGGCTGCTGCTCAGTCGGCTGCTAAATCATCGATGACCAGCACTTTGTTAACGGCACCACTAAAAGCATACGGTGCATACCAGATGGGCGGCGGAACGTGGAGCCCGTTCTCTCAGAAGGCTGCGCCGATTTCTGCTGCTGTTGGCACTCCAACCGGTCGATAAGGGGATAATAAGATGCCAGTTGTACCAACAACATCGGGCCGTCAGGTTCAGAGCAGAGGGATTTCGACGCAGGGATTCTCATCGTTTCAGACACCAAATGTCGGTGATGTACTTGGCGATGTTGCAGAGCAATATGCAGGTATTATTGCGCAGGCAAAACAGCGTGCGAATGTTGCTATGGCTCAGGATGCTTCTCTTAGCTTAAGCCAGATAAGCAGCGATCTGCTGAATAACCCTGAAACAGGTTTGCTTAACCTGAAAGGGAAAAATGCTATTGGAAAAGGTCAGGAGTATACGCAGCAGTTTGATGCTCAGGTCGAACAACTGGCTATGTCGCTGCCGGATGAACAGGCTCGTAATGCTTTCATGCAGCAGGCGCAGCAGCAGCGCATTCAGTTCACTACGCAGGCCGGGCGGCACGAGATAGGGCAAATAAATGCCTACGAAGAAGGCCAGTTTCAGGCTACGCTGCTGAACAATGGTAAAAATGCCGCAGCATTGTATGGCGACAACGCCGCATACGTATTGGCTAATAAGCAAACTTTCCAGCAAATTGAGGATTACGGCATTGCACATGGCTGGAGTGACGAGCAAATCCAGGCCAAGAAAATCGAGTTTAAAGAAGCAACAGCAAAAGCAACTGCTCAAAATGCTATTGGAGCAAACTATCTTCAGGTAAGACAGCAAAACGGCGAGTTAAGCGATACTGCTGCTGGTTATCGCCGTGCTGTAGCAGATAGTGGCTCTTCCGATCGTACCCGCGGTATACGCAACAATAACCCCGGCAATCTTGAATACAGCAAAACTAATCCGTGGGTTGGGCAGACTGGTGATGATGGTCGCTTTGCCAAATTCGAAACCCCTGAACACGGTATTCGTGCATTAGGGCGGAACCTGATGTCGTATCAGCGGCAGGGTATTGATACCGTCAGCGAGATAATTAATCGCTGGGCACCGCCTACTGATAAAAATGACACTATGTCGTATATCAAAGCAGTGTGCGAACAACTTGGCGTTTCTGCTGATGAGCCTCTCGATGCATCAAATCCTGATACCCTGAAGGCGCTTTGTGCAGCCATTATCCATCATGAAAACGGTAGCCAGCCATACAGTGATCAGCAGTTAACTGCAGGTGTTAGTGCTGCGCTGGGGCTTTCTCAGCTACCGACAAAAAATAAACGTTATACCGGTATAGCCTGGTTCGATGCTTTAAGTGAATCAGATCAGGCCAGCGTGTTGCGACAGACTGATGCACTAGCCAGACAACAGCAGGCTGAATATAAAACGATGCTCGACAGCCGGGTTCGCGATGCGACGGCTGCGTATATGCGTGGCATTGAATTTCCTAACCCACCTGGTGAGGATGATTTTATTGCAGCTTATGGAGTCAGAGAAGGAAACCTGCGATATACCGAGTTTAAGAATACGCAGATCGCCGGACAGTATATAGGCTCTTTCCGCAACATGCCGACAAGCAGCATTACAGCATATGTTGAGCAATTACGCCCGGATACTGGTGATACAGGGGAGGGGTATGCGGCACGCGCAACTCTTTATGACAACGTTGTTTCGGCTGCAAATCAGGTGATAAAGCAGCGGCAGTCGGATCCTGTGCAGTTCTCTCTTGCCTCCGGACAGGCAAAGCCTATCGACATGAGCAATAAGGATAACTTTGGACAGAGCGTTGCCTTGCGTGCCGCTCAGGTCAGTGACCTTGCTAAGTCATATGGCACTCCACTGACGTTCTTTTCCAAAGACGAGGCCAATCAGATCGGTGTTTTCTTTCGTGATGCTCCAGTTTCCCAACAGGCAGCATATCTCGATACCATCAGGCAGAGCACTGGTGGTGGGCAGGTGTATATGTCAGCACTACAGCAGATCAGTGCCAACGCTCCATCTGCTGCCGTTGCCGGGATACTGATGGATAAGCCTGGTGGTATTTTGGCAGAAAAAAACTGGTTTAATCCGGATGTTTCCGTGTCTCCTGAAACCGCTGCGCAGACAATTCTTGCTGGCGCGGCGGCTCGTAAAGGTACTGATGATGCGAAAGGTATTCCGATGCCTAAAGATGCTGATCTTCGCCTTGAGTTTTCTGACATGGTGAAGGATGCATTTGCTGGTGACGCTCAGGGCGCATCAATGGCATACGAGATCGCAAAGGATTATTACGCTGGTGTGATGGCGAAAAAAGGCGTGGTATCAGGCGAAATTGACAATGATGTCTGGAAACAGGCTGTTAACGTAGCTACAGGTGGCGTGCATGACTATAACGGAATGGGGAATGTCCTTTTGCCGTGGGGAATGTCTGCAGAGCAATTCGATAAGCAGGTTAATCAGGCTTGGAATGAACAAGTTGTCGGCTCCGGGATAAAAACACCGCCTGGTCAGTATGGTTTGCAAAGTTACGGCGATAGTCAGTACCTGGTGAAACTTGGTACTGGTTATCTGCTGAAAGATGATGGTTCTCCCGTTGTTCTTAATCTGACACAGAAGCGTCAGAGATTCTCCGGAGATATTCCGCAATGAGTTACTTTGGCCTTAATCCAGTAAACCAGAATCAGCAGCTTGACGAAGCAGCATCAAATCCAGCTGGCTTTAACAGCGATGTTGGTTTTTTCGACAATGCTGTAGGAGCGGCATTGTCTGGTTTGTACTCCGGGCTGGTGGCAAAGCCAGATCAGTTGCTATGGGCAGGGATGGATAAAATCGTATCCCCGATTGCTCAGTTTGTTAACGAAAACACCTCGATCAATGACACTTCAGTTTCATACATTGCTGAGCAGAGAAAACTAGCAGAGCAGCAGGTTAAGCGGCTGACGCCTGATGCCGCGACAACCGGAACCGCCGGGCAGGTCCTTTATGGGTTGTTCGATATGGGCGGGCAGGCTGTTGTCGGTACAACGCTCGGTGGTCCGGTCGGAGGTGCTGCGGCGGTAACTTCTCTACAGGGTTTTTCTGAGTTTGAACGGCTTACAGCACAGGGTGTTGATTTCAGGACGGCGCAGGAAGCGGGATTAGTGCAGGGTATTACTGCTGGTGCCGGAACACTGATCCCTATGAGCCTCGGGTTACGTGCTGGTGGTGCGCTGGCGGAAGGTGTGGCGGCTCAGCTTGCGCGGACGGGTGAAAGTTCAGTGCGACGCGCCGCAGCAACAGCAGTACGTGCAACGCCAGATATTGCCTATGCCGCAGGTACAAATATTGCGTTCGGTATGGCACAGCGTGGGCTTACTGCAAAAACGCTTCGTGATGGTGGCTATAGCGAAATGGCTAACCAGTATGATGTGTTGGATCGACAGGCAATTGCTATTGATGCTGTTCTTGGGGTGGCGTTTGGTGGTGTCGGCAGATTTATTAACTCTCGCGGCGAGTCTACAAGCGCACCAAATTTTTCACCAGTTGATATCGATGCTGCACTGGCGGCGAATGCCGCTCATCATGCTGAAATTGATATTGCTCCTGGCGTGCCGATCAACGTGCTTTCGCGTAATTCTCACATTCAGGCTCTGCGAAAAGCCATGTCTGATGTTAGCCAGGGGAGACCTGTAGACGTTGCCAGCATTGTTGAGTCTGCATCTTTCAGTGAAATCCCTGGGCACAAGAGTCTGCTTTCTCAGGCAGTTAATGAGGCTCTGTCATCTGTAGATGATGGAAAAACGGCGCGCGCTATAGAAAATCGGTTGCTTGAAGAACAGGCCGCGCAGCTTTTGTCGCGTGGCGATAGACAGGTTTACCAGTCTGAAATCGCTAATAGCCAACGAATTATCGACAATCTCACTGAACAGCGCGCACAAATTCTTGCAGAAGAGCCAACTGGTAGCGGTAAAGCTTTGTCTCGTGCTCGATCAGATAAACAGGCCAGAATTCGCGATATTGACCAACGAATCCGGCAGGCACAAGAACGCCTGGAATTTTCCCGTAACGCGTTGGCGCCGCACGAGCCTGGAGGTCAGTTTTTTGAAGCTCGAGCAGAACTGGCACGACGACAGCAGGCAGAAAGTGAACTTAATGCTCAGGCTGTTTCATTCTATAAAACAGCAGAGGTCAGGACGCCAGACGAAGTAGCTCCTTTTGAGCCCGGTAAGATATTGCAACAGACAGAACAAAAAATGATGGCAGATCCGGCAGGAGATATTGATCTGCGTATAGCTGAAGACTCGCTGCTTGAATCTCCGGACATGATAATCACCGTGCTGGATGATGATGGTAATCCACAATCGCGCAGTGCGCGTGAAGTACTGGATGAAGCGAACAGGGAAAGTGAGCAGGCAATACAGGATTCCAGCCTGTTTGATGTTGCTGTGGCGTGTTTCTTGAGAGGTTAAATTAAATGAGACAGGAATGTATACAAGCGGTCCAGCAGGCGGCGCAGCGCACGTTAACGGCGCGAGAAATACAGAACATTGAAGACCGCATTTATCGAAATATGCGCTCCATTGCTCGTGATGACCCGATGTCGTGGCGACAACTTTCCGAATCAGAACGGTTGTATCGTGCAGCACAATTGGCATCTGAAGAATTACAGCGAGAAGCGACATTAAAGAAACGTCGTGTGGCTCTCACTATAGCCGCACGTCAGAGATTGGATAAATTTATCAATAGCTATCAAGGGGCTGATGGGAAACTTGGCGCTCTTAACCGTACTATAGCTTTTAATGCAGACGGTAAATCTAATTTCCTCTCTGTTGAATCCAGAACAAAAGCCACCCGTGATTATGCATTGAGTCAATTGCAGGAGGCATTCGAAGCAGTTGATCCTCGCTTTTTTGGTCTGTTTGAAGATGAAGCGGGCGTACGTGACCTGGTATATGAAATGCGGGGGCAAAATACTGGCAATGCTAAAGCAAGAAACGGTGCTAAGGCGTGGAGAGAAGTTACAGAGCTGCTGCGCCGCCGGTTTAATGATGCTGGTGGGGACATTGGCTATCTCGAAAACTGGGGGATCCCTCAACATCATTCTATGGAAAAGGTTGGGGCAGTATCAAAGGATAAGTGGGTTAGCGATGTTATAGGTAAGCTGGATCGCAAATATTATATCCGAGCCGATGGACAACTGATGAACGATGCCGAGTTGTCTTCATTTCTTGGAGAGGCTTATAACACGATCGCTACTGGTGGGCTGAATAAGCTTACTGAACCGCCCCGGGAATCCTGGAGACTAAACTTCCTGAGAAAGAGGTAAACAGGATGACTAAAAATACTCGTTTTTCCCCCGAAGTCCGTCAACGGGCAGTCCGTATGGTTCTGGAAAGTCAGAGCGAATATGACTCACAATGGGCGACAATTTGTTCCATTGCTCCAAAGACTGGCTGTACGCCGGAGACTCTGCGTGTCTGGGTTCGCCAGCATGAGCGGGATACCGGGGGCGGTGATGGAGGGCTCACCACCGCTGAACGTCAGCGTCTGAAAGAGCTGGAACGTGAAAATCGTGAACTGCGCCGCAGTAACGATATCCTTCGCCAGGCTTCCGCTTATTTTGCGAAGGCGGAGTTCGACCGCCTCTGGAAAAAATGATGCCACTGCTGGATAAGCTGCGTGAGCAGTACGGGGTCGGACCGCTATGCAGCGAACTGCATATTGCCCCGTCAACGTATTACCACTGTCAGCAACAGCGACATCATCCGGATAAACGCAGTGCCCGTGCGCAGCGCGATGACTGGCTGAAGAAAGAGATACAGCGCGTATACGATGAAAATCACAAGGTATACGGTGTGCGTAAAGTCTGGCGTCAGTTGTTACGGGAAGGTATCAGAGTGGCCAGATGCACTGTGGCACGTCTCATGGCGGTTATGGGACTTGCCGGTGTTCTCCGGGGTAAAAAGGTCCGTACGACCATCAGCCGGAAAGCCGTTGCCGCAGGCGACTGAACCGCCCCGGGTTTCCTGGAGAGTGTTTTATCTGTGAACTCAGGCTGCCAGATCATCGTTTCCGATGGAAGCATAATAAGCTTTTTCTGCTTCTGCCGGAGGAGTATGGCCCAGCCTTTCCAGCAATCGTCGATTGTTATACCAGTCCACCCACGTGAGTGTGGCCAGTTCCACTTCTGCACGGTTTTTCCAGCTCTTACGGTGTATTACCTCCGCTTTGTAAAGACCATTGATGCTCTCCGCCATCGCGTTGTCATACGAGTCGCCTGTACTTCCTGTTGATGCCAGTAATCCGGCTTCCTTAAGCCGCTGTGTGTAGGCCAGCGATACATACTGAGAACCTTTATCACTGTGATGGACCGTGCCGGACGGTCGACGGGCCCATAACGCCTGCTCCAGTGCATCCAGCACGAATGTCGTTTCCATGGACGATGAGACCCGCCACCCCACGATGTATCCGGCAAACACATCAATGATGAACGCCACATAGACGAAGCCCCGCCATGTGCTGACGTAAGTAAAATCAGCCACCCACAGCTGGTCAGGTCGTTCTGCCACGAACTGACGGTTTACGCGGTCGCCTGCGGCAACGGCTTTCCGGCTGATGGTCGTACGGACCTTTTTACCCCGGAGAACACCGGCAAGTCCCATAACCGCCATGAGACGTGCCACAGTGCATCTGGCCACTCTGATACCTTCCCGTAACAACTGACGCCAGACTTTACGCACACCGTATACCTTGTGATTTTCATCGTATACGCGCTGTATCTCTTTCTTCAGCCAGTCATCGCGCTGCGCACGGGCACTGCGTTTATCCGGATGATGTCGCTGTTGCTGACAGTGGTAATACGTTGACGGGGCAATATGCAGTTCGCTGCATAGCGGTCCGACCCCGTACTGCTCACGCAGCTTATCCAGCAGTGGCATCATTTTTTCCAGAGGCGGTCGAACTCCGCCTTCGCAAAATAAGCGGAAGCCTGGCGAAGGATATCGTTACTGCGGCGCAGTTCACGATTTTCACGTTCCAGCTCTTTCAGACGCTGACGTTCAGCGGTGGTGAGCCCTCCATCACCGCCCCCGGTATCCCGCTCATGCTGGCGAACCCAGACACGCAGAGTCTCCGGCGTACAGCCAATCTTTGGAGCAATGGAACAAATTGTCGCCCATTGTGAGTCATATTCGCTCTGACTTTCCAGAACCATACGGACTGCCCGTTGACGGACTTCGGGGGAAAAACGAGTATTTTTAGTCATCCTGTTTACCTCTTTCTCAGGAAGTTTAGTCTCCAGGATTCCCGGGGCGGTTCAGATACCGGAATGCGAATTTCCGGCGCACGTGCTAACCGTGGTAATGCATCACGACAGATACATTTCAAAGATGCAGATTCCTATCTGCAATATCAGCAACTTTATGGCGATCGCTCTCTATGGGAAATCATGGTCGGTCACCTGGAAGGTATCAGTAAAGATATTGCACTGGTGGAAACATATGGCCCAAACCCCGATCATGTTTTCCGCTCTCTTCTTGATCAGGTGAAGGCAGAAACGGCAACAGCTAACCCGAGTAAAACCGGTAAAGTCGAGCGGCTGGCGAACAACACAGAGAATCTGTACAACTTTATTTCCGGAAAGACACAGCCTGTAGCGAATCCGCACATCGCGCGATGGTCTGACAATATCCGCAACTGGCTGGTTGCCAGCAGACTCGGATCCGCGTTGCTGTCATCGTTCTCTGATCTTGGAACCATGTATCTGTCTGCGAAGGTTACCAACCTTCCAATGAACCAGTTATTCCGCAACCAGCTTGAAGCTATGGACCCAACGAACCGTACAGAACTTGCGCGGGCGCGCCGCGCTGGTCTGGCGATGGAATCTCTACTTGGCAGCGTTAACCGCTGGGCGATGGATAATATGGGGCCGTCAGTGTCTCGTTGGGCGGCAACGGCGGTAATGCGTGCCAGTGGGCTTACAGCATGGTCAGATGCGCACAAGCGCGCCTATGGCGTAACCATGATGGGAAGCCTGGGAGAAGTAGTGTCACGGACACCAGACCTTCGTAGCCTCGATGACTCTGATTTTCGTATCCTGAAAAGCAAAGGGATTACTGACACAGACTGGAGCGTATGGAAGCTGGCGAAACAGGAGGACTGGGGGAACGGTAATAATACGATGCTGACACCGGAAAGCATTATGCGTATCCCTGATTCAGCAGTTAAACATCTTGGTGAGCCTGAACGCGTGAAATTTGAGGCAATGCGTAAACTGCTCGGTGCCGTAACTGAAGAAGTTGATATGGCTGTTATTACACCGGGAGCACGTGAGCAACTGATAACCGGTTCTGGTATTCAGCGTGGAACATGGAAAGGTGAATTAACGAGAAGTGTTTTCCTGTTTAAATCGTTCCCTATCTCGGTTGTTATGCGTCACTGGTCACGCGCTATGGGTATGCCGTCTGCTGGTGGGCGTGCGGCATATATTGCGACGTTTATTGCCAGTACGACCATTCTTGGCGCTTTGTCGCAGCAACTTAACGACCTTGCGTCTGGTCGTAATCCTCGAGAGATGACAGGAGAAGATGCCGCAAAATTCTGGCTTGGTGCTCTACTGAAAGGTGGTGGTCTTGGCCTTTACGGTGACTTTTTATTGTCAGATCACACTAGGTACGGAAGCGGCGCGCTGGCGTCGATGCTTGGCCCGGTAGCTGGTCTGGTTGATGACGTAGTGAAGATTGCTCAGGGCATACCGTTAAATGCTGTGGAAGGGAAGAGTGAGCAGACTGGTGGTGATCTGGTGAAGCTGGGGAAAGGTTTGATGCCTGGTGCGAATCTCTGGTACTTGAAGGCGGCTCTCGATCACATGATCTTTAACCAGATGCAGGAGTATTTTTCACCAGGCTATTTGCGTAAAATGGAGCAACGTTCGAAGAAAGAGTTTAACCAGACATACTGGTGGCGACCACAGGATGTCACTCCGCAATAAAAGGAGATATGATGGTTCAAATAACTTTTATTGTACTAATATGTGCAGCGTTTTTATGCTATTCATACATTTTGATAAAAATGGGTTTCAATTGGAATCTCTGTTGCGTGCAGCGGCATGGTTCGGCTTTGTAGTATTCGGAATTGTATTGTTCGGAAGAATAATAAAATAACTAGTTAATTTGTGGATTGGTGCTGTTTTTCCATGATAGGGGTAATTATGAGAAAAGTATTTTTGATTTTTGGATTTATGCTTCTCGTTGGATGCCAGTCAGCTGCACAGTTTGAAAGAAATATGCTTACGTGGCGCGGGCAGAGTATAGACGCAATGGTTCAGCAGTGGGGGTATCCTCAGGGAGAGCTTACATCTCCAGATGGAAACAGAGTGTATGTTTACTCAAGCTCTGGTAGTTATAACGTACCACAAACCACAACGTATAATACTACGTCTAATCTAATTGGTAATACTATATATTCAAACACATACGCAACAACTGATGGCGGTTATACACTCCATTTCAGTTGCTCTGTTTACGTTGAGTTTGGTGCTGATAAGATTATTAAAAATGTTACATGGCGCGGTAATAATTGCGTTGCGTGACATGTCACAGGCCGCTTTCGCGGCCTTGTTTTTAACGAATGCCACCGCCACCCGGGCGGGAATCCGCAGACACAAAAAAGCCCGCGCCGCGGGCTTAAAGAACTATTTTATTGGCAGCTTATGCTTTGAAATTATGGCCAATCTGTTTTGGAAGTTTTCCGCATCACCCCACAACCAGGTTTCACCTTTCTCAAGCTCTTCCTCGTTATTCATCTCTATCAGCTCGCATGTCATCATGTCGTAACCATAGAGGTGGAGGCCAAGTTCCAGTGCGTCATACATGCGAGCCTGCCAGAACGACATGCCTTCATGAGTCTGGTTGCGATCTGACACGATGATATCGTACCGTTCCAAGAGGTAGTTCATGAAGATGATGCCGGCGAAATCATGAAGCACAGCACGATGCTTAGGCTTCTGGGTTCTCCATACCAATATCTGCGTGACAGGACGGCAGTTAAGATAGCTGTCAGGCTGGATAATGACACGATTGTAATACACTACCTCTTCGGTGAGGTCATTTATCAATGACAGTTCAAAGTGCGCCTGTGGAATCTCGCCTTTCTTACGATCGTCTACACGGACAACGCGGTATCCAGGAGCCAGAGAAACGCCTTTGACATCAGATGTGACATCGTTGCCGTTCACTAACTCTGAATACAGGGCGCGGTTGTCTGGAGTTTCGTTCAGATGAGCGAAAACCTCAGTTACCTTTGCCGGATTCAGCAGTTGTTGTGGCATACATCACCTCATAATATATAGATGCTTCTTTAAGCGGGATTTACCATTAGGGTAAATGAACTATCCGAATGTTAAACGCCTTCGTACTCGTCAAATTTTCTCATGTGGGCTCCTCCTGTATCGGTGCCTAATCGCTATGGATCACCCGTGAGGTAATAGTACGCTATTCACCCCCAGTCTGCAATCTGTACAGAATTATTTAAAGGCACATCCCTGTGCCGCCGTTCTGTCAGAAGAATCCTGCCTTGTCGTTGATGTACTCCGCGTGCGTCTGGATATCACGCAGGCATTTGCTCACACCGACGATGTAGCAGAACATGGTGGTCAGTTCCGCCGCCGCGCCCGATACATCGTGCCCGTCTTCCTGCAACTGGTTCAGCAGATTCATCAGCAGTGAGTTCTCCGTCAGGCCGAGAACACCAGACGGCGAATGAATCAGGCTACGGTAGCCTGGCTTCAGTGGGGCACTGTATTCTTTTTTGTCTTCCAGTTTGATCGCCTCCATAATGGCGGGCATGAAGCCTGACAAGACCTTCTCCACCTTTGTTTCTTGTTGTCTTAAACGTTTCTCGCATTCAATGAAGTATCGGCGTATCTGGCGGCCTTTTTCGTTGCGCTCGACCATCGCAGTTTCTTTGGCCGTATCGAGGGTGAGGTGATAGTCTTTGCTACGGCGATCGCCTCCTCGACCTTTGATTTCCCGATTTGGGGAAACCAAAATATAGTCCTGATTTTCAACGAAACCATATTCAGCAATGCGTTCTGTAATCCACGATGCAAAGCGTTTACCTACCCCAAGAAAAGTATGTAAATCGCGAGCATTAACGAGAAGAGTGGTTTCGTTGGCGATAGTGCCGTTGAATACGGGGATGAGTTGAGCGTTCATGATGGCGTCTCCACTTAGCGAATTACATCACCACCGCTGAGACCAATCAGATGGTGGTGAACTGAACGGAGTTGGTCTTACCGGCCTAAGTGGTACCGGCGTCCTTTCGGACCCCCATTCAGCCCACCATAATTCTGGCATGACTGTGCTATACGCATAAAAAAACCACGTCTGGCGTGGTATGCGCCACTTAGTAATCCGGGAGACCAATCCCGGCACTGGATTTTGCCAGTGCCCGATTACTATGGCACAAGAGGAGTGCGATGTAAATTTACCGCAAAGGTAAATATAAGCACTCTATTTGGTAATTGCAAACCTTATCTGGTTTGTTTTCGTAATTGTTCGGCACAATAGTCGAGATGTGTTTGCAGATCCTGCATAGACATCTGTGAGCTGGTGACGTAGTTAATCAGTGCAGTCAGTTCGGCAAGTGGGCCATCGACATTAAATCCATCCTTATCGAGATCCCGGAGTAATTTCATCAAGTGCGATCCCTCCACCAGTGACCTGACGCCTCCCGGCGTGTGAATCCTTTCGGTAAATCCGTCTTCCAGTGGATAGTGATACTGCTGCATCTTATCTTCTCCATGCAATAACTGTATGTTTATACAGTAACAAATAATTTGTTTGCTATCCAGCACGTTTTGCAAATTACCCGAAAGGTAATATCTATTGGTATTTATAGTCTTTTTATCCATATATGGTTTTTCAGGTAATAGAATAACCAGATATGCGGCGCAACGGGTGCTGCGACTATCTGGAGATTTAACATGACGGTCTCAACCGAAGTTGACCACAACGAATACACCGGTAACGGCGTTACGACATCGTTTCCGTATACTTTTCGAATTTTCAGAAAATCAGACCTGGTTGTTCAGGTGTCTGACCTGAACGGGAACGTAACAGAATTGGTCCTGGATACCGGTTATACGGTAACTGTGGCGGGCACTTATAGTGGCGGTTCTGTGGTTCTTCCGTCTCCGCTTGCTACTGGATGGCGAATTACGATAGATCGTGTGCTTGATGTAGTGCAGGACACAGACCTTCGCAATCAGGGAAAATTTTTCCCCGAAGTGCATGAAGATGCCTTTGACTACCTGACGATGCTGATCCAGCAATGTTTTGGGTGGTTCAGACGTGCATTGATGAAACCATCTTTGCTTGCAAAATATTACGATGCAAAGCAAAACAAAATTTCTAACCTTGCAGATCCATCATTTGAGCAGGACGCTGTAAATAATCGCTCAATGCGTAATTATGTCGATGCTGCAATCGCCGGAGTTGTTGGTGGTTTTGGTTGGTTTATTCAGTATGGTTCTGGGGCTGTGTACCGAACGTTCCAGGATAAAATGCGTGATGCTATTAGCCCCAAAGATTTTGGAGCTGTTGGTGATGGTATAAATGACGATTCCACTGCAATAAGCGCGTGCCTTGAAGCCTCATCTCCAGGTTATAAAATTGACGGATTAGGGCTTACTTTTAAAGTATCAACTCTTCCGGATGTCAGTCGATTTAAAAATGCTCGTTTTTTATTTGAGAGAATACCGGGCCAGCCTCTTTTTTATGCTTCTGAAGATTTTATCCAGGGAGAGTTATTTAAAATTACAGATACACCGTGGTACAACGCCTGGACGCAGGATAAAACGTTTGTATATGACAATGTCATCTATGCGCCTTTTATGGCTGGAGACCGCCATGGTGTAAATAACCTCCATGTTGCATGGGTTCGCTCAGGAGATGACGGGAAGACCTGGACAACGCCGGAATGGCTTACAGATTTACATGAAAACTATCCCACAGTTAACTATCACTGCATGAGTATGGGGGTTGTCAGAAATCGCCTTTTTGCTGTAATTGAGACGCGGACCGTGAGAGGAAATAAACTGCAGGTTGCAGAGTTGTGGGATCGCCCAATGAGTCGCAGCCTTCGCGTTTATGGTGGTATAACGAAAGCAGCAAATCAGCAAGTCGCTTATATTCGCATTACTGATCACGGATTATTTGCTGGTGATTTTGTCAACTTCTCAAACTCTGGTGTTACAGGTGTTACCGGGAATATGACGGTGACTACTGTTATTGATAAAAATACCTTTACAGTTACGACGCAAAATACCCAGGATGTGGATCAGAATAACGAGGGTAGATACTGGAGTTTTGGCACATCATTTCACTCGTCACCATGGAGAAAAACCAGTCTTGGAACTATTCCTTCTTTTGTTGACGGAAGCACTCCTGTTACTGAGATTCACAGTTTTGCGACGATTAGCGATAACAGTTTTGCTGTTGGCTACCATAATGGTGATATTGGTCCACGCGAGCTTGGGATACTCTATTTCTCTGATGCTTTCGGTTCTCCTGGTAGCTTTGTTCGCAGACGCATACCTGTAGAATATGAGGCGAATGCATCTGAGCCATGTGTAAAATATTATGATGGCATTCTGTATCTGACGACCAGGGGGACATTAAGTACTCAACCCGGTAGTTCATTGCACAGAAGCTCTGATTTAGGTACATCATGGAATTCTCTTCGCTTCCCAAATAATGTTCATCACTCAAACCTTCCTTTTGCCAAAGTTGGCGATGAGCTGATTATTTTTGGCAGTGAGCGCGCATTTGGTGAGTGGGAAGGAGGAGAACCTGATAACCGTTATGCAGGAAATTATCCAAGAACATTTATGACCAGAGTTAACGTCAATGAGTGGAGTCTGGATAATGTAGAGTGGGTTAATGTTACTGATCAGATTTATCAGGGCGGAATAGTTAACTCTGCGGTTGGTGTTGGTTCAGTTTGTATCAAAGACAACTGGCTGTACTACATTTTCGGTGGGGAAGACTTTCTAAACCCATGGAGCATAGGGGATAACAACAGAAAATATCCTTATGTTCACGATGGTCACCCGGCTGATTTGTATTGTTTCAGGGTGAAAATTAAACAGGAAGAATTTGTTTCAAGGGATTTTGTCTACGGAGCCACTCCTAACAGAACGCTTCCTACTTTTATGTCGACGTCAGGCGTGAGGACGGTTCCTGTACCCGTTGATTTCACAGATGATGTTGCCGTCCAGTCACTGACTGTCCATGCAGGTACATCAGGACAAGTTCGCGCGGAAGTCAAACTTGAGGGTAATTACGCCATTATTGCGAAGAAAGTACCGTCTGATGATGTTACCGCTCAGAGATTAATCGTTAGCGGCGGTGAAACAACGTCTTCAGCAGATGGTGCAATGATAACGTTGCATGGTTCCGGAAGCAGTACTCCACGTCGCGCGGTATATAACGCACTCGAACATCTTTTTGAGAACGGAGATGTTAAACCTTATCTTGATAATGTAAATGCTCTTGGTGGTCCGGGAAACAGGTTCTCGACAGTTTATCTTGGCTCCAATCCTGTGGTTACCAGTGACGGAACATTAAAGACAGAGCCGGTCTCTCCTGACGAAGCATTGCTGGATGCCTGGGGTGACGTCAGGTATATCGCTTATAAATGGCTGAACGCTGTCGCTATAAAGGGGGAAGAAGGGGCGAGGATACATCATGGTGTAATCGCGCAGCAACTTCGTGATGTTCTTATTTCTCACGGACTCATGGAAGAAGAAAGCACAACATGCCGCTATGCCTTTCTTTGCTATGACGATTATCCCGCAGTATATGATGACGTCATTACTGGCCAAAGGGAAATGCCGCTGACTGATAATGACGGGAGCATCATTGTTGATGAGGATGATAATCCAGTGATGGTAATAGAAGACATCATTGAGCGCGTTGAAATAACGCCAGCAGGATCTAGATGGGGGGTCAGACCTGATCTCTTATTCTATATCGAGGCAGCATGGCAGCGCAGAGAAATGGATAAGATAAAAGAGCGGGTTCAGTCTCTGGAAGAACGTTAAAAAAAAGCCCGCAAAATATTGCGGGTATCAAAAACGGAGTTGGTGAAAAGTTATCTTTGAATTCTATCATGAATCAGTACGTATTTTAAATACATGTTCAGGTTTATTACACCATAGCATTATTAAATACAAAATTAAGTCTATGGTTCCTGTACAACTGCCCCCACTCTGCTGGCTCGTTCTGTAAAATCATTAGTACTTTTATTGAGATATATGATATGGAACAATAATGATTCATATATGGTTTACTATGCGGGTTTAGTCATCAATAATTGACTGGCTTATAGATAGTAAACAGGAGAAAGTATGTCTGCTCAAGTAACAAGTGAGCAATTAAATCAGTTGCTTAGTTTTGGTTCTCTTGCTGCAGTTATTGCAGGTGTCCCTCCGGAGGTTGCTTTAGGGGCTTTGGCTGGGGCGGTAATTTTTGTTACCTCTGCAGTAGAGTACCCCATCCGTCGCCGGGTGCTCCTGTCGATGCTCAGCTTTCTTTGCGGCCTTCTCTTTTACAAACCAGCAGCATCAATTCTTATCGGCATAGCCAGCCTGATCCCTACCATCACGCAGGACTCTTTTGAAAAAGGGATTGTTTTCTCTGCAGGCGCATTCGTGTCAGCAATTGTCGCTGTGCGTATTGGTATATGGCTCTATCACCGTTCCGATAATCCACGCGAGTTAATTCCGGGGAGAAAAGACGATGGTAACGCATGAGTTTTTTTTGCTTATCACTAATGCAGTTATTTGCACTGGCATAGCAATTCGCGTTGTCACATTCCGGCGTAACGGCTCTCAACATCGAAGGTGGGGAGGATGGCTTGCTTATTTCCTGATTGTTGCTGCGGCCAGTATTCCTGTTCGAGTCGCCTATGCAATCTGGTTACGTACGCCAATGGCTGTGGATTTATCTGAGGTCATTATCAACGCTGTCATGCTGGCTGCGGTTATTAAAACGCGCGGTAACGTCGTTCAAATTTTTAAAGTATCGAGGTCTAAACATGGAGATTAAACAATTCCAGCGAGCTGCTGGTATCAGCGAGGCACTGGCCGCACGCTGGTTCTCGCATATAACTTCTGCGATGAAAGAGTTTGGTATCAGCAAAGCAGAAGATCAGGCAATGTTTATTGCTCAAGCCGGGCATGAGTCTGGGGGCTTCACCAGGTTGCAGGAGAATTTCAACTACAGTGTCAGCGGACTGGCTAACTTCGTTCGGGCTGGGCGTCTCACTCAGGGGCAGGCTAATGCACTGGGGCGCCGTGCTGGTGAACCACCATTGCCACTTGAGCGCCAGCGCGCGATCGCAAATCTGGTATACAGCAAACGCATGGGGAACAATGCCCCTGGTGATGGCTGGAATTACCGAGGGCGCGGACTTATCCAGATTACCGGTTTGAATAACTATCGTGATTGCGGAAACGGTCTGAAGGTTGACCTGCTGGAGAGCCCTGAACTGCTGGCGCAGGACGAATATGCGGCTCGTAGCGCGGCGTGGTTCTTCGTCAGCAAAGGCTGCATGAAGTATACCGGCGATATTGCACGTGTAACTCTGATTATCAATGGTGGCCGGAACGGCATCGACGACCGGCGAGCGCGGTACATCACTGCCAGTAAGGTGCTGGCGGTATGATCTGGGCATTCGTAAAAGCATACTGGAAACAGTTTCTTATCGTGGCAGTGCTTGCTGTTCTGGTCATATCAGGAGTGGTTGCCTGGAATATACACGGCAGTCGCCAGTACGATGCCGGGTATGCTCAGGCGGAAGAAGACCGCAAAGCCGAAGAAGACAAAGTTCGTCAGTACTACGAACAGGAGAAAGTGACCAATGAACGTGAAGCTCAGCAGAGAATCGACCAGGCGCGCAATGATGCTCTTGATGCTGCCGCTAGCGCTGGCCGGTTGCAGCAACAACTCTTTGCCATCCGTGAGCAGCTCAGGCAGTATAACGCCATTGTCGGCGCTGGGTCGTCAGCCGCAGACACCGGAGTTTTGCTTGCCGACGTGCTCAGCAAATCTCTCGAGAGAAACAGACAACTGGCAGAGTATGCTGACCGGGCAGCCGAAGCCGGAAGAGTCTGCGAAAAACAGTACGACACTTTGACCAGATAGCATGGCATTTTTCATGGTACTGATTTCCGGTGACGGTATATAAAACGGTACGGGAAAAATTGAGATTTGGAAAAATGTTATCACTCAATTGGTTATGGTTATCGTAAATAATTGAGTGGGAATGATTTTGATCCCTGCACTATGAATGAACAAAACCCTCTGTTACTACAGAGGGTTTTTTATCTTCAAGAATTATAGGCTTGAAGTTACTTACATCGATTAATTAAACCAGCTGTCCGATTTGTTCTCTTCTGCTTTGCCCACGCTTTTCATCAGATCGCGACCGCCTTCAGTCATATTTCTGTTTGCGTCAGCTTCAGATTGCACCACATCGGTTTGCGCAGCTTTGTGCTTCAGTTCCTGATCGATAAATTCGTTTTCTCGCTTAACGCGGGCTGAACCGCCCCGGGTTTCCTGGAGAGTGTTTTATCTGTGAACTCAGGCTGCCAGATCATCGTTTCCGATGGAAGCATAATAAGCTTTTTCTGCTTCTGCCGGAGGAGTATGGCCCAGCCTTTCCAGCAATCGTCGATTGTTATACCAGTCCACCCACGTGAGTGTGGCCAGTTCCACTTCTGCACGGTTTTTCCAGCTCTTACGGTGTATTACCTCCGCTTTGTAAAGGCCATTGATGCTCTCCGCCATCGCGTTGTCATACGAGTCACCAGTACTTCCTGTTGATGCCAGTAATCCGGCTTCCTTAAGCCGCTGTGTGTAGGCCAGCGATACATACTGAGAACCTTTATCACTGTGATGGACTGTGCCGGACGGTCGACGGGCCCATAACGCCTGCTCCAGAGCATCCAGCACGAATGTCGTTTCCATAGACGATGAGACCCGCCACCCCACGATGTATCCGGCAAACACATCAATGATGAACGCCACATAGACGACCCCCTGCCATGTGCTGAGTAGAGTAAGAGGCAGGGCGTAGTCGGACTATTTCCCTGCCTCTCCTCCCCGAACCGGACGTGCACCTTTCAGCGCATCCGGCTCTCCATTTAAATGCTGGCGAACGCCATTGCCACTTCTGTAAAGCGCGATGTATACGTGTTTCTGGTCTCCGTCCTCAGATAGGGATTACCTTCGGGTAGCCGCCAGCGGAACAGCTTCTTGCCTTGCCCCACCAACCGGTACAGTATTTCGCCGCTGAGCTTGCCGTGATTGGTTTTACCAAATAAAACCCACGTTTTGCTCTGACCCGGTTTCGGTGATTTACACCACCACCTCATCAGGGAAGCGATACCTGTACGGTATTTGCGGGCCAGCCAGTGAGCCAGCTTCCAGAACACGACACGGTCGATATAACTGAAGACTTTGGCCTTAAAATCAACGAACTGATAGAACATGGCCCAGCCTTTCAGTTTTCGGTTGAGTTGTTCAGCCATATCGACTTTGCTTTCACTGTAGTTGCCTGATAACAGTGCTGTCAGCGATGCGGCGAAGTTTCTGGCTTTCTCCTGCGGGATCGTTGAGACCACTCGCATCTCGCCATAACGACTGCGTTTGCGAATGATCCTGTGCCCCAGAAAGATAAAGCCGTCATTAACATGGGTGATTTTAGTCTTATCCATGTTCAGCCTGAGTTTCAGACTGCCTTCGAGCACACCCCGACACTCCTCCCTGATGGCTTCCGCCTGTGCTTTGGTGCCTTTGACGATGAGGACAAAATCATCGGCATAGCGGCAGTACGCCACCGCGGGTTTCCACTGCCAGTTTTCTCTGACCGCCGTACTTCGGCCCCGTTGGATACTGTTATTCCAGTACCACCGATCTTTTCTGGCTTTCCCGCTCAGGTAGCGCTCATGCAGGTATTGATCGAACTCATTCAGCATGATGTTCGATAATAGCGGCGATATAACACCGCCCTGTGGCACACCTTCACTGGCCGCCCGAAAGAGACCGACATCGATATGTCCCGCCTTGATGGTTTTCCACAGCAGAGTCATGAAACGTGCGTCACTGATCCTGCGGCGTACAGCCTTCATCAGCAGTCGATGATGTACGGTGTCGAAGTAACTGGACAGGTCGCCTTCAATCACCCAGCGTCCCCGGGTTTCACCGCAGTCTGTGAGCTGTAATTTCACCGTGCGGATCGCGTGGTGGACACTGCGCTCAGGCCGGAAGCCATATGAGAGCGTATGAAAATCACTCTCCCATATCGGCTCCATCGCCATCAGCATGGCCCGCTGAACAATACGATCCCGCAACGCGGGGATACCCAGTGGTCGCAGTTTGCCGTTGCTTTTAGGGATGTAAACCCGTCTGGCGGGCAAGGGCTGGTAGTGGCCTGAGAGTAATTCATCCCTGAGGATTTGCAGCTCAACAGCCAGTCTGGCCTGTAGCATTGTTTTGTTCACGCCATCAACGCCGGGGGTATGGGCCCCCTTTGATGAAAGCGTGATCCGCGCCGCTTCAGCCAGCCATTCTGGTTGTGTTATTAGACGCAGCAGCCGTTGAATCCGTAGGGACGGATCGGTGGCTGCCCATGTGGCAAGCTTGCGTTGCATTTCGCTGATTATCAAAGGTCTTCACCTCGTTAGGTCAGTTAATTCACGTCGCAAACACATTCAAACTGCTTCCCTTCGCCATGTAATGGGCTTTCCCCATCGCGGACTACTACGGAAGCTCCGCCAGCCAGCGCGTCATCGGAGCCATGCCCCCTTAACATCCGTCGCTGACCTTCCCCGGTTTACCTGCCTGGACTCAGGCATACTGAGGAGGCTGCCCGTCGCACTCTTTATCCTTGCTTGCCGCAAGTTGGCAGAAGTCAGCAACGCAAGCGTGATAGACGCTGCTGCCCCGGTGTTTCGCATACATGTCAAAACACCTTCGACCGGCAGTGCTTACGTATCACTGCCAGTTCCTCCTGCACGGCCTGTCAGATCACGTAGGCCGTGGTGACGTTTTCAACCCACAGAGGCGGATTAACGGGTTCATGTTCTTCAGCCTTTCAGTACTTAACCTTGAGGATCATCTCGGCTTAGTGATCTCGCCTCAATCCCCGTTGTCAGCGGGTTACATCACCCTGCGGGCATGCCGCAGGTCACTGCCGCTCAGGTTCTCCACCGTCACACCCGGTGGGATTGTTGGGTTTCTCATCGTGAGTTACCGGTTCAATATTCCAGACAGACTCGCGGTTCATTTAAGCATCCATGCCCGCCCTGAACTCCGGGCACACCGTAAGTAAAATCAGCCACCCACAACTGGTCAGGACGTTCTGCCACAAACTGACGGTTTACGCGGTCGCCTGCGGCAACGGCTTTCCGGCTGACGGTAGTGCGGACCTTTTTACCCCGGAGAACACCGGCAAGTCCCATAACCGCCATGAGGCGCGCCACTGTACATCTGGCTACCCTGATTCCTTCCCGTAACAACTGACGCCAGACTTTACGCACACCGTATACCTGATGATTCCCATCGTATACGCGCAGTATCTCTTTCTTCAGCCAGTCATCGCGCTGCGCACGGGCACTGCGTTTATCAGGATGATGTCGCTGTTGCTGACAGTGGTAATACGTTGACGGGGCAATATGTAGTTCACTGCATACCGGTCCGACCCCGTACAGCTTACGCAGCTTATCCAGCAGTGGCATCACTTTTTCCAGAGGCGGTCGAACTCCGCCTTCGCAAAATAAGCGGAAGCCTGGCGAAGGATATCGTTACTGCGGCGCAGTTCACGATTTTCACGTTCCAGCTCTTTCAGACGCTGACGTTCAGCGGTGGTGAGCCCGCCATCACCGCCTCCGGTATCCCGCTCATGCTGGCGTACCCAGACACGCAGAGTCTCCGGTGTACAGCCAATCTTTGGGGCAATGGAACAAATTGTCGCCCATTGTGAGTCATATTCGCCCTGACTTTCCAGAACCATACGGACTGCCCGTTGACGGACTTCGGGGGAAAAACGAGTATTTTTAGTCATCCTGTTTACCTCTTTCTCAGGAAGTTTAGTCTCCAGGATTCCCGGGGCGGTTCAGGGCTTCTTCTTTCGCCAGCGCCAGTTTTTGTTTCTGAATCTCTAAGCTGCGTAGCTCATCTTCATAACTTTGATCGCGTTTTTTATCCGCAGAGGCTTCGGCGTCCAGTTTATCCTGACGAGCTTTCTTATTTACCGCTGCCGTTGCCGCTCTTTTGTTAGCGGCGGCCTGGGCGTTTGCGCGACGTTGCTTCTCTTGCTGGATTTCCCTGTTGCGCTCCGCGACCCATTCGTCATGCTGCCTTTGCTCTTCATTTTTACCTTGCTGTTCCGCTTCTGCGACAGCAGAGAGTTGATCCTGCAATGATGAGGCGATAGCCGGATAGCTTAAGGAGGCTAAGATGGCGCAAAGAAAAACTTTCTTCAT